TTGAAAACTCTGCTCAAGTAGGTGGAGTTATTAAGCATCCTGGCAAACTAAGTAAGGAGGCTGTAGCAAGATTAAAGAACTCTTGGAATCAAAACTATAGTGGCTCTTTTGTTGCTGGTAAGACTGCAATACTTGAGGAGGGTATGACATTCGAGCAAACTAATATAGACGCTAACAAATATCAGCTTTTAGAAACTCGTAGATTTCAGATAGAAGAGATAGCTAGAATATTTAAAGTGCCTTTATCTTTAATAGGACACTTAGAAAAAGCTGCTAACTATTCAAGTATTGAGGCTTTGAGTATTGACTTTGTAAGATTTACTCTAATGCCTTATATGGTAATGGTAGAGCAAGAGCTTAACAGAAAGCTATTTAGAGAAACAGAGTTCGGCTCGTTTACTATTAAGCTAGACGCTAACGCTTTACTAAGAGGAGATAGTTCTTCAAGAGCGCAGTACTATAGAGAAATGGCTAGTATAGGTGCTTTGTCTATTAATGAGATTAGACGAATGGAGGACTTAAACAGAGTTGGTCCAGAGGGCGACCAGTTATTTATGCCATTAAATTTCGCTCCAGTTGGAGATATAGAGGAAGAAGATAAACAATAGATGCCGATACCTAAAAAAAATATAGACGAGTCTAACGAGGAATTTATCGAAAGATGTATGGCTGACGACACTATGGTTGAGGAATACGAAGACGACCAACGGTTAGCTATATGCTCTTTACAATTAGACGAGGAGAGAGCTTTAGAGGATATAAACACTAAGCCAACTCAAGAGATGGCAGACGAGGCTACAAAGGGTCTAGAATGGCGTGAGGAGTTCGGAAGAGGTGGAACTGAGGTAGGAGTCGCAAGAGCTAGAGATTTAAAGAACAGAGTTGACCTATCTATAAGAACGATAAAAAGAATGTTCTCATATTTTAGCCGACACGAAGTTGACAAAGAAGGCAAAGGATTTTATAGTGGAGACGAAGGTTATCCTTCTGCTGGTCGTATAGCTTGGGCTTTATGGGGTGGAGATGTTGGCTTCTCTTGGACTAAAAGAAAGATAAAAGAAATAGGTAAAGAAGAAAAATTTATAGATATGAAAAATAAAGAAGTAAGAACTTTTGAAGTCCAAGACTTAGAGTTAAGAATGGACGGAGAGAATCCAGTAGTAATAGGCTACGGAGCAGTATTTAATTCTATGTCAAATGATTTAGGAGGCTTTAGAGAGTATATTTCTCCAGAGGCTTTTGAAGGTCGTATGGATGATGATGTTAGATTTCTATTTAACCACGACCCAAACTATGTACTAGCTAGAACTACTAACGGAACTCTTAGAATGTCGGTAGATGAGAAAGGATTAAGATATGAGGCTGATATGCCTAACACTACAACAGCTAGAGATTTAGTAGAGCTATTAAAGAATGGTACTATTAATCAATCTAGCTTTGCATTTATAGTAGAGGATGACTCTTGGGAGATGAAAGACGGAATGAATATTAGAACTATTAATAAAGTATCTGCTTTATTCGATATTTCCAGCGTCGTTTATCCAGCATATTCCTCAGCATCAAGCTCTGTAGCTTTGCGTTCAATGGAACAATGGCAAGAAAACGAAGAGGCTAAAAAACTAGAAGAAAGTTTAGAGGCTGAAAAAATAGAGGCACAAAAGAATGAAGAAGATTTAAAACAGCGCAGCCTCCATAAAATGCGCTTGACAATCTTAAAAAATAAATATTAATATTAATTTTCTATAAAATGAAAAATTCAAAAGTAATCAAAGAAGAGAGAGCTGAGGTTATCGAGAAAATGGAAAGCATTGTATCTTCAGCAGAAGGTCGTGACTTGACATCTGACGAGACTGTAGAGTTTGACTCTTTGAATGATAAAGTAGAAGAGCTTAACTCAATGGCTACACGCTCTGAGAAGTTTGAAGCTCTAAAAGCAGCTAACGCTGTAAAAGAAGAAAGAACTAACACACCTAAAGAGGTTGAGTCTTTCTCATTCCAAGAAGCTATGCGTCAAGCTGTTTCTGGTAAAGTTGAAGGTCTATACAAAGAAATGGACCAAGAAGCTCGTAACGAGGCTCGTATGACTGGCCAAAACTTCAAAGGTTTAGCTATTCCTTCTATGATTTTAGAATCGAGAGCTGCTGCTGAGACTGGTGCAGTTAACGGTACTGAGGTTATGTCTTTCACAGACCAATTAGAAGGTAACTTAGTTTTAGCTTCTGCTGGTGCTAACTTTTATAGTGGCATCAACAACATGAAGTTTCCAGTTGTAAGTGGTGTAAACTCTTACTTCGTTCCAGAAAGTGGTGGAACTGCTGGAGCTGCTAATGGTACAGCTACAAGTCTTACATTATCTCCTAAGAAAATCATTTCTGTTGTTAATGTATCAAACGAGGCTATGGCTCAAAACGCTTCTTTAGAGGCTGCTCTAAGAAGAAATATGGCTGCTAACATCGCTGCTACAATCGAGCAAGCGTTATTAGATACTGCTGATGTAACTAATGCGCCTACTTCTATTTTTGCTGACGCTGCTGCTGGTTCAACTGCTAACGATGCTGCTGCTTACTTAGCATTAGAAGAGGCTGTTATCGCTGCTGGTGTACAACTACAAGGTGCTAGAATGGCTTACCTTTTAGATGCTGATGCTTACGGTACGGTTAAAGGTTTGGCTCAAGTTTCTAGCGTTTCTCCAATTTGGGACAACGCTACAAAAGAGCTTAACGGATACTTCGGTTTTGTTTCTCCTAATGTTGCTACTTCTGGTACAGCTTCTAAAGCTCACGCTTTATTCGGAGACTTCTCTAAAGTACACATCGCTCAATTTGGTGGTTTAGACTTCCTATACGACCCATATACTGGTGGTGCTACTGGAGAGCCAAGATTGATTGTTACTTCTTTAATTGATGGAGACGCTGTTCAGAATGACGCAGCTTTTGCTTCTTTAATTGAGGCGTAATTTATATATTTTAACGGAGGGAGTGGAAACACTCTCTCCATTAATTTTTTAAAATGGAATACTACAACTACAATATCAACACATTAAGAGGCTCTAACTATGTGCCTTATGGTAAGCTAGTTTTAAAGACTGCTCCAACTTCAACGGTTATCTCATTATCCGAAGCTAAAGCGTTTTTAAGAATAGACTCAGACTATGACGATGATAATACTTATATTACATCGTTAATTAATGTTGCTACTTCAGTTGTGGAAGAGTTTACACGACGAAGGCTAATAACTCAAACTTATAATATTTTTTATGATGAGTTCCCTCCTTACATTGATTTACAAGTGGGAGATGTTGCTAGTGTTACTCACATCAAATATTATGATACCGACAACACATTACAAACTTTAGCAGCGTCAAATTACGATGTTGATACTAAGGTAAGACCAGGAAGAATATATCAAGCAGAGACTGCAGACTTTCCAAATACTTATGAAAGACCTAACGCTGTAGAGGTTGAGTTTATAGTAGGAGGAGCTGCTGCTGATATACCAGCTCCAATAATTCAAGGAATTTACATAATTGTAGGTCGTTACTACGAGAACAGACAAGATGTAGTTACTGGAACTATTGCAAGTGAATTGCCTTTAATGGTTGACCACTTATTAACTCCTTACCGATTGCTTGAACTATGATAATAGGCAAAATAGCTAGAAAGTTAAAATTATATACACAGACTTACTCAACTAACGCATACGGCGAGAGGGTAGTATCTGACAATAGCTTTGTGACTATTTATGGAGATTTTGACTTTAAAGGTGGTAATACTTCTTATGATGCTGATGCTTTAATAAATGACGAGCCTATAGAGTGCCTAATAAGATACAGAACTAACATAGGAGTATCTCCTCAGTATTTTATCTCTAATGGCTCTACTAATTATTCTATCAAAAGTATAAAAGAAGTAGGTCGTAAAGACAAGATGATACTTTTATTAGAAAAGAATGATGTCGTAGACTTATCACAGACGGCAGCTAATCAATTTGTATTTACTATTGACACAGAGAACACATCAAGTGGCTCTAGTTTAAATACTCAGTTTATGCTTCCATTGGTTAGTAGTGGTAGTTATAACGCTACGGTAAACTGGGGAGATGGCTCTAGCGATACAATAACAAGCTACAATCAACAAGAGGTTACACACACTTATAGTAGTGCTGGTCAATACGAAATAAGTATAGAGGGAACACTACAAGGTTGGCAATTTAATAACGCTGGAGATAGGCTTAAAATGCTTGATGTAAAACAATGGGGAGTTTTAGACTTATCTACTAACGCTGCGTTTTATGGATGTACTAATTTAGACGCTAGTGCTACAGATGCTCCAACTATTTCTAGTACAACATTTTTTAATATGTTTAGAGATTGTACTAACTTCAATGGTGCTATAGGTAACTGGGATATAACTAATGTAACAAGTTTACAAGAAGCATTTAGAGATGCATCTACTTTTAATAAGCCTTTAAATTCTTGGAATGTAAGTAGCGTCACTACTATGAATTCTATGTTTTTAGATTGTAGTTCATTAGACCAAGATTTAAACTCTTGGGACACTTCTAATGTAGAGATTATGTATAGAACTTTTTATAATTGTTCACAATTCAATGGAGACATATATAGCTGGGATACTACTACAGTTGAAAATATGCAACAAATGCTCTACAACTGCGACCTATTCGACCAATCTCTAGCAGCTTGGGAAATTGATAGCGTTTCTAACTTTACTAACTTTATGCAGAACGCTAGTGGTTTAAGCACATCTAATTATGAT